TACAGGAGCTTATGAAACTTTGCATTGTAGCAAGGTATCGGAATTAAACTCAACTAAAACAAGTACAACTTTTAAACGTTCACCTTGGACTGTTGTAAGTAATGTAATGACTTTGGATTATTCGGTAGCTGTAGAACAGCCAACTATTGTAAACGTTCAAAATGGATTAAAGTTAAATAGCGACTGGGTAACGAAGGCAGAATTATTAAAGTATAAAGATTTGTTTAGTTCGCCTGATGTTAAATTAGATTTAGGAACTGCTCAAGGTTATGCTTCGGTAAAAGTAACTAATGGAACTTATGTATCTAAGAATAACGATAAGCTAAGAAATTTAACTTTTGATTTATTATTTACTCACGCTAACCAAAGACAAAAAGGATAATGAACGATATAAAGATTTTATTATATACTCAAGATGCAACTCCTATTGAATACGATGTAAGTTATATTGATGAGATACCTATTAGCTTTAACTTTTTAATATCGGATATAAGAAACCCTGATAAAAAGAATGCAAGTTTTTCAAAGACAATAACATTCCCAGGAACTAAGGATATTAATAAATTCTTTGAGTTAATATGGAAGTCTAACATAAGTTTAAATTATTTCAATCCTAACAAGAAATGCGATATATATTATTATGTTAATTCGGTACTTCAATTTAAAGGGGATTTACAACTAATAAAAATTAACGTTGATGATTCAACTGGTGAGGTTGTTTATGAATGTAGCTGTAAGGGAACTATTGGAAATGTATTTACAAAGATAGGTGACAAGTTATTATCGAATCCTGAAGATACTTCGTTTACTAACTGTTTAAATTTTAGCACTTATAATCACAATCTAACTTTTAACAACGTAACTAATAGCTGGGCCACATCAATACAAGTAGCTGGTTCGCCTGTTTCATTTGCATTAGGTAATGGATATGTATATCCTTTAATAGATTATGGAAATCAAGTAATGCCAAGCTCGGGTAATACACTCCCAGTAGCTGAAAGAGATTTTGAGATTAAATACTTTAGACCAGCTATATATAAGAAAACAATATTAGATAAAATATTCTCAGATGCTGGTTATTCTTATACATCTACATTTTTTAATTCAACATTTTACAAAAGTCAAATAATTCCAACAAGTGGCGATAAGTTTGAAAAAACAGCACAGCAATTAATAGACAATCAATTCTATGTAGGTAGGTCAAGTAATTTTACAGTAGGCCCTTACAATGCAGCTTATGTAGGAGCATCAAGTTTATGGAATCAATTCACACCAACAACAAACACTATTTTATTTAATGCTACATCTTCGCCTTATAATAACGCTGCGGGTAAATACAATTCTGCTAATGGTAAGTTCACAAATACTTATGCTGCTTTTAAATATGTAAATTATAATATAGAAGCGGTTATAAATTTAGATTTAGATATATTATATACAGGTTCGGGTTCACCAACTTATGTATCATTTGTAGGTAATAATAGAAAAATATTTTATAATATAAAAGTTAATAACGTTGTTGTTGCTTATGAAGAATTTGTATTTAATCCATTTGTTGCTTTTGACCCTAATGCTTTTTATCCTTTAAGTATTGGAAATATAGAACGTAAAATATCTTTACCAGCATTTGCTTTATATGGCGGTTTAGATGTTAAAGTTGATATCGGTTGGAATTTAGAATTTGCTTTTTTTGATGTTGGACCTTTATATAATCCTATTGCAGCAAGTTCAGCTCAAGTAAGGGCAAAGGTTAAAAGTGCAAAAACATTCTTCTCAGGTAATTATGTAAATACAAATATTGATGAAGATGATTTAGTCGATTTAAACAAAGTATTACCGATTAATATTAAACAAATAGACTGGTTAATGTCGGAGTTTAAATTGCATAATCTTTACATGGTGCAAGACAAAACAAATGAATATAATTACTTTATTGAAGATAGGGAGAACTTTTATACTGGCTCAATAGACTGGTCTGATAAGCGTGATTATTCTATGAAGCGTGAAGTTTTGCCAATAGGCGAATTAGATTTTTTACGATATGAATTAGAATACAAAGAAGATTCAGATTACTTAAATGACAAATATCAAAAGGATTATAAAGAAACTTTCGGTAAACATATAGAGTATGTCGATAATGATTTTATTAATCAAACAAAAGATGTAAGTGTAATTTATTCAGGTACTCCTTTAAAAGGTAACTATAAAAATGGTTTAGTAATACCTACTATTTATAAAGTCGAAGCTGGTGTTATTAGTCCAATACAATCAAATATAAGATCGCTTTATTATGGAGGTTTAATTGCTATGAATTATGGCAGTTGGAATCTATGGAGGTCAAATGGTAATACAGTAACAACTTATTCTACTTATCCTTTTGCTGGGGATTGCGATAATCCTTATAACCCTACTTTAACTTTAAATTGGGATACACCACACGAAGTTTATTATACTTATCCTCAGGCGACTTATACCGATAACAATTTGTTTAATAGGTTTTATTCTAAAATGATAAATCAGTTAACTGATAAGAACTCAAAGATTGAACGAAGGTATTATAATTTAACAGCATACGATATTAAAAACTTTGATTTTAGGAATGTAGTTTGGGATGATGGTTATTACATAGTAAATGCAATAAAGGATTACAACTTTATGAAGCCGCAAAGCACAATGGTTGAATTATTAAAGTTAACTGATTATGCGGTTTTTGTTCCTGATAACGATATTAATTTTATTGGAGGTAATGCTGGCGGTGATGGTATGGTTTTATCACAAATGCAAAATTTAAGTTCTGCAAATGGTAGTAATATAAACTTTGGATATAATAGTAATATAGTAGGAGGTGATAATAACTTTGTAGCTTCAGGAGCAAATAGCGTTACTTTAACGAACTCAAATAATGTAGTTATAGAATCTTCAGTAAGTAATTTTACAGGCGTTAATTTAACAGCCAATAGCACAATAACAAGTGGAGGTATTAACTTATCGGATGCCATTACAATAGATAATTCAAGTGGTTCTTATTTAGCAAAAATAAATACAAGTCAAGTAGTAAAGAAGTCAATAACCATAACAGCCGATTATACCATTGATGGAAGTTGTACTTTCTTTTATGTAAACGCAACTGATGGCAATGTAAAGATAACTATCGACCCGACTTTATTTATTGATTACGAGTTTACATTTTTTAGAACTGATTCAACTGCTAACTCAGTAAAACTATACGGGGTGGCATCGGAAACACTAAACGGGTTAAGTTTACCACAAACAATAATAACAGGACAATATTCAACAATAACAATTAAATCAAACGCAACTAACATCTTTATAATATAATTATGGCAAAAGAAGAAATAGCATTTAATACAACTGTAACAGGAGTAGAAAAAACAATCAGTTCTTTTAAAGATTTAAAAACAGCAATTAAGGCAGCCAAGGATGAGCATATAGCAATGACTTCTAAGTTTGGCGAAGGTTCTATTGAAGCAACAAAAGCTGGTCAAAAATTAGCTGGGTTACAAGATAAGGTTGAGGACTTAAACGATTCGACTAAAAGTTTAAAGGGTAGTGGAGTTGAAAGATTAACATCTTCATTTAAATTATTATCTGAAGGTATTGCAACTTTTGATTTTGATAAAATTAAAACAGGCTTTAAAGGTATTGGAGCTGCAATGGGTGCTATTCCAATATTTTTATTAATTGAAGGTATAAAGTTATTATACGATAATTTTGATAAGATTGCTGCTATATTTGATAAAACAAGTTTAGCAGAGAAAGCATTAGCAGAAGCAACCAAAGCAGTATCGGGTGAATTAGCAAAAGTCTTAGAAGGAGTTCAAAATGTAGAATCGGCATTTGATTCATTTAATAAAGGCACATTATCAAAAGATGAAACATTAAAAATATATAACGAAACATTAGGTCAAAGTTTAGGATATACAAATGATTTAGCTGTAGCAGAAAGTAATTTTGTAGCAAATAAGGATTTGTATATTGAAGCAATGCAAGCTAAGGCAACTGCAAATGTTTTGTTTGCAAAGTCAGCAGAAGCACAAGCAAAGGTATTAACAGGTGAAGCAGCTGGTGCAGATGCGGTACCTTGGTATGAAAAAACTTATGCGTACATAAGTAGTATTGGTTTAAATGCACAGGCGGATATGAATGAATACGCTAAAAAAGTTGTTGAATATGGTAAGATACATTCAAAAGAAACACAACAATTTGCAGATGAAACTAAAAAATTAGGTCAAACAGAATTAGAAAAATCAAATGCATTATTTGATAATTTAAAAACAAATAATAAAGAAGCTGGAACTCTTACAAAAGAAGAATTTGATAAAGCTGAAAAATTAAGATTAAAAGGAATTGAAGATGCTAAAGCAGCAGCACAAAAAAGACGTGAAGATGAAAAAAAGTTATTATCGGATATAGAAAAAGCAAAAGAGGAATCATATATAAAAACTTTTAAAACTGAACTAGCACAAGCTATTATAAAAGCACAATTTCAAAATGATGATTTAATAAAAAGTATAAATTCAAGCAAAGCAAGCCAAGCAACAAAAAATAAAGCATTAGCTCAAGCTGAAATAACTTTACAAGATAATATATTACAAATACAAAAAGATTATAAAGTTAAACAAGAAGCAATAGAAAAAGCAGCTAAAGAAAAAAAAGATGCTCAGGATAAAGCAGATGAACTTGCATTTCAAACCACTCAAAAAGCAAAAATAGCAAATTACTTATCTAGGTTAGAAAGTGAATATCAATTAGAATCACAAAGATTAACAAATCAAGGTAAAAATTTACAAGAAGGATCACAAGCAGAAGAAGAAAATAATGCTAAAAAAGTAGAATTACAAAGAGCGCATCTTGAAGAAATTTATCATATTAATATTGACAAAGCTCAGTTATTAGGATTAGATGTTACCAATATTGAAAATAAATATTTGCAAGATAAGGAAGCTGCAGAAGATGCTGCAAGGGAACGAAAAAAAGCTAAAGAAAAAAAATTACAAAAAGACATAGTTGATTCGGTAAATATTGCAGCTCAAACAACTTTAGCAGTTTCAAAAACTTTATCGGATACTTATTACATGAAGGAAACTCAAAAGATAAATAAACTTTATGCGGATAAATTAAAAAATGTTAAACAGGGTTCTAAAGAAGAAAAAGCAATATTAGATCAAAAGGCAAAAGATGAAAAAGATTTAGCAAGGCAACAATTTGAAACACAAAAGAAGTTTAATAGAGCCAGTGCTATAATGAATGGTATTTTAGGATTAGGAGCTATCTTTGCAGTTCCCGATCCAACGTTAGGAGTAATGTCAGCAATAAGAGCAATCGCTTTAGTTGCAACTACAGCCGCAAACGTTGCTCAGATTAATAGCACACAATTTGATGAAGGTGGAAGTTCAGCGGGTGGAATACCAGCAGCAGAAACCTCAGCTCCAAGTACAGCTCAAGCTCCATCAATATATGGACCAGGCCAAGGGCAATCAACTACATTTACTGGTAATCAAAATAATAACTTTGCTCCTGTTAAAGCATACGTTGTTGAAACTGAAAACCGAAGTACAACAAACCGAGTAAACAAATTAGTATCGGAATCCACTTATGGATAAACAATATTAAAAATTTAAACGTTATTACATTATGGAATTACCAATTAAGAAAGCAATAATAGATGTCGAAGATTCCGAAATGGGATTAAAGACAGTTAGTTTAGTAAGTGATCCAGCCATTCAAATAAATTGGATTAAGTTCAACAAACAATCGGAAATCAAGTTAGCAATTCAAAACGAAGATAAGAGAATTATATTCACTCCCGTACTTATACCGAATCAATTAATATATCGGAATATAGCGGGTGAGGAATTTAACTTGATGTTCGATAAAGAAACGATTGAATTAGTAGAACAAAAATGGGTTAAAGATAATTTATCAAGTGCTGTAGATATTGAGCATTCAAGTAAATTAATAGAAGGGGTTACATTCTTTGAATCAGTATTATTAAATAATGAAAGATTTGCAACAGCTAAAGGCTTCGAAGGACTGCCAGAAGGAACTTGGTTTCTTACGGGCAAGGTTGAAAGTGATGATGTATGGACAAAAATCAAGTCGGGTGAAGTTAACGGTGTTTCGATTGATGGCTTATTTAAAACAGCTGAAGTCAATAAAGTAACTATGTCAGATGAACAAGTAATAAAAATAATAAACAATTTAAAAACTTTAAACGTTATATAAGCATGGAAACAAATGTTATCTCAAAAATTAAAGACTTTATCATAACTAAACTTAGTGTTGATGAACGTGTGGCCTTAGAAGGTCTTAATCCAGTTGCTGAAAAACCTACAATGCCAACTGAAGAAAAAAAACCAAGTACCGAGCAAACACCTGAAGTTAAAATGAAAGAAGCTAAAACAGTTGATGGTTTAGTATTTGCTTATGATGGCGAATTAGTTATCGGAACTGCAATAATGGATATTACAAGTGGCACAGCTAGTCCAGTAATGGATGGCGAATACACAATGGAAGATGGCAATGTAGTTAAAATTTTAAGCGGAGTAGTTGCTGAAATTGAAAGCAAAAAAGTAGAAGAAGTTGAAGCTCCTGAAGTAGTTGAATCGGAATTAAAATATCCTAAAGAAATGGATACTAAAATGAGTGCGATGCAAGTATCTTTAGAAAGTCAAATATCTAGTTTGAAAAAACAAGTTGTTTTACTTAACAAAGTAGTAAACGAAATCTTAAACACACCAATACAAAATGAAACTAAGGTTACAAAAAATTGGGATGAATTAAGTTCTTTAGAAAAATTTAGACTAACAAAATAATTAATTAATAATTTAAAACAAAATATAAAATGGCAATTTCAGCAACAATAGTAGACATCAGAGGTAAGGCAGTCGAGCCGATTATCGAAGAGATTTTATTTGCAAATGATACTGTAAATAAGAATTTAGTAACTTTAGCAACCGACATCAAGAGCGACACGGTGTTTACCGAAAATGATAATAGCGTTACAGCTCAAGCATTTGCAAGTGGTGCTCCAACTTCATCAGGAACTTTTGGATTAGTTGATACTTTGATTACTCCAACTAAAATAATGTACTACCAAGAATTTGATCCTAATGCTTTACGTTCTTCACGTTTTAACAGAACAATGAAGCCAGGAGCTTGGGAGATTGAATCAAGTGAATTTGGTTCAGTAGTATTAAAGTCTTACGGTAATTTAATTGCTGAAGATTTACAAAGTAAGTTTTGGAACGGTGCAACAAGTGCTACACGTACTGCAGTTGCAGCTTTAACTCCAGGTACTGCTCAGAATCAAGTTAGTTCAGTTGAACAAGCATTAGTTGCTTCAGGTTCAGCTTCATTACTTGATGGTGTTGCAACTAGAATGATTTATAATGGTGGTGCTTTAGGAACTCGTATTAAGGTTTTAGGAACGACTATATCTAGTACTAATATCCAAACTGAATACGCTAAAATTTATGCAGCTATCCCAGCAAGAGTTATTAATGGTGCAGTTAAGCCATTTATTTATGCTCCTTATTCTCACAAACAATTAATCAATATTTATAACGTATCTGCTACTTATCGTGATTTATTCGCTGTAACTAATTTAGGTCAACCAACTGAAGCTTATTTCTACAATGGAATTCAAATTCAATTTGTGCCTTTAGCTGAGAACGTTGTTGTAGCAGCTCGCCCAGATTATATTTACTGGTGTACTGATTTAGTTAGTGATATCAATAAGTTTGAAGTTAACAAAATTGCTTTCAATCGTGAAGATATGTTTGTAAAAAACATCATGACAATCTTCGCACACGTTGTGAATCAAGCGATGAATGTTCTTTACGTAGGATAAATTTAATGGAGGGGCAACCCTCCTTATTATAAACAAATTAAAATTATAAAAATATGCCATGTGTATTAACAAGCGGTTATACCTTTCTAGGTTGTAAAGGTGGAGCTGGTGGAATAAAAAATGTTTATCTAACTGAATTTGAAAACAACTCAGGAACTGGTTCTGCATTTACAGCAACTGCTGGAGTGGTTACAGCTTATACTTTAGCAACAGGCAAGAAGTACCGAGTGTATTCTTTGGATAAAGAGATGGGAATGTTTACAAGTCCTGGTACTTATACTCCAGCTTCAGGAACTATTTCATACGAACCACAAATTGATTTCACTATTAAAAAATTAACTTCTACAGTTATTCAAGAAATTCAATTAGTTGCTCAAAATGTTTTGACTATGATGGTTCAAGATGTTAACGGTGATTATTGGTTATTTGGTAAGGATCAAGGAATGGATTTATTAACTTGGAGTACTGAAAGCGGGATGGCAATTACTGATTTAGCTGGTCATAAACTTTCTTTTAAAGGTAAAGAGATTGCACCAATTTACAAAGTAACTAGTACTTTAATTGCTAATTTAATAGCTTAATAAGTAACTTTTTAAAGTTAAGCTCAGGCCCGTAAGCTTGGGCTTTTTTTTTAAATAACAAATTGATATATTTGTACGTTATATAAGTATGATAACAATTAATAAGAATAATAGTAATACAGTTATCTTAACATTACAAGAGAAATGTTTATTAGCAAATCCTTATTTTTTATTTCAATTTAAGAACGTTCAAACAAATACATCACAATACTTTTTACCAGCGGATATAAGCACACAAAAGGAACGATATAATGAATTTATAATAGTTGAAACAGCAACACCAACAACTGCACAAATATCATTAACAGTAGGCGATTACGAATATACGATATACGAACAAGTAGGCAATAGTAATACTAATCCAACTGGATTAAATGTAGTGGAGGTGGGTTATGCAACTTGTTTTGATTTAACAAAAATTACATTTAAAGAATATCAAGGTGGAGCAATAACTAACAAGGTTTACAATGGCTAGAAAATTAGAAGTATATAATGACATAATTACTATTAAGATGGATGTTAACCAACTTCCTACTTATAAAATAGATACAGCTGGTGAGTTTGTTAAATGGGGTAAAGACAATAACTTTCCAAAAGAATTATTAAATTCTTATAACAATCATCCTGAACACGCTGCTATTTTAAAAGGCAAAGCACGTTATCTTAGCGGATTAAAAATAGTACCTAGTCAAGATTTACCACAAGTTCAACAATTTTTAGCGAAGGCAAATAGATTTGATTCATGGTATGAATTAAGAAAAAAATGTGATTCCGATAAAGCAATTTATGGAGGGTTCGCATGTCAAGTAACAACTAATTTAATAGGGCAACCGATTGAGTTTTACCATTTAGATTTGGGTAAGATAAGACTAAGTGCTGATAATTGCGGAGTTTGGTATTCAGAAGATTGGACTGCTAAAAGTTACCATTTAAAAAAAACTTACTTTCCATTTTATAAGGAGGGGTTTATAGGTGCATCAATTTACTATTCTAAGGACTTTACACCGTCTTTAAATGAATTAGATGGCTTATACCCTTCACCCGATTATTCAAGCGTTCTATTAGACATTAATACCGATATTGAGATTAGTAACTTTTTTCATAGTTTAGTAAAGAATGGATTTAGTGCTGGTCATATTATAACTTTTTTCTCGGGTAAATTAACACCTGAAGTTAAAGAAGATATCAAAGAACGTTTTCAAGAGAAACATCAAGGTACACAAAATGCTGGTAAAGTAGTTTTATCATTCACTAATCCCGATGGTAAAGGAGCAGAAGTTGTAAATGTAACTCCAACAGGATTAGCGGACCAATACGAAGCGTTAAATAAACGTAACCAACAAAAGATAATCACAGGACATAACGTGCCGGGAGTATTGTTTAAAATCAAAACTGAGGGTACTTTAGGCGATCGTAACGAATTAGATTTAGCACATGAATTATTCATTAACGAATATGCTAAGATTGAACAAGTAGCATTCAATAAGTTTATTGATAAAATGTTTAAACTAAAAACTGGTTTAGATATAACTTTTGAAGTAGAACAAGTTCAGCCAATAGGCAAAGAACTTCCATTAGAAAATCAAAATGTTATCAATGCTTTAAATTTACGTGATCCTAATAT